ATCAGCTGATTAAATCTTACATCCTCAATATCTATGCCGAACACAAAAAGAGACTCGGAATGTACAAAATTCACTATTTACTTAAGCGTGATTATGGCATTGACATAAGCTGCGGAAGAGTGTACCGCCTTATGAAACAAATGAATTTACCGCCAATATCTACAAAAAAGCCTAATTTTTCAGTGTACAATGACCAAAACGAATATGACAATCATTTAAAGCAACAGTTTAATCAGCTTGCTCCCGATACCGTATGGGTAAGCGATATTACTTACATTAAGGTATCCGGCAAATTCTATTATCTCTGTGTCATTATTGATTTGTTTTCAAGAAAAGTGATTGCCTACAACATTTCCAGCAGGCCCGATTCAGCTTTGGTAATTGAGACCTTCCTTTTGGCATATAAGTCAAGAAAAACTCCTTACGGCCTTATGTTTCATTCTGACAGAGGCAGCCAATATAATTCCTTTTCTTTTCGAAAATTGCTTGACGACTTAAATGTCGTTCAGTCTTTTTCTAAAAAAGGCCATCCTTATGACAATGCCGTAGCCGAAAGCTTTTTTAAATATCTAAAGCATGAAGAGATTAACCGCAGAAACTATTCATCTTTACAGGAACTGAAGCTGTCTGTATTTGAATATATTGAAGGCTACTACAATTCCAAGCGCCCGCATTCATCGCTCGGAATGTTAACTCCTAACCAAAAAGAGCAAAATTTTACCTGCGGGAATTCCCGCAGGTAAGGAAATCCCTTTTAACATTTTCTCTTTTTTGTGTCTATTTGCTTGACTATTGTCCACTTGACATTGTGTCAAATTGACACTATAATAGCAATATATGTGTCAATTCGCTACAATATAATATAAGGGTGAGGAAAATGAATAAGTTTATTAGATATTTTTTATTTAGTGTTTTTATTGTTTTTAGCACACTTACTTTTGTTGGATGCGGCAATTTTGCAAATCATTATAATAAACAATATACTGTCACCTTTGACAGCAAGGGTGGCACACCAGTTGAAACAATTACCGGAGTAATTTCTTTTTCTAAAATTCCAAAGCCAGATGACCCTGTTCGCGAAGGTTATATTTTTCTAGGATGGTATGATGTGGATTATCCTTCACTCATGTGGGACTTTGATACAAAGACTGTATATGAAGATACAACATTATTTGCTAAATGGGTAAATGCTAATGCATTACAAGACGCTATTAATATAATTTCGGCTCGACTTACTGATAAGGGCATTCCTTTTATAGATGTGCAGATTAGCAATAAATATCAAAAACATAAGTATAATCACGATGTCTTTGTTTATATTGAAAGCAATGATATTATAAAATATTCAGAATTGTACGAATTAGTATATGATATAAGACTTGAAGTCATTCTTGCCGATTTACCAGAATTAGATGACTTATATGTTTATTCTACTACAACATACACTGTATTTAATGGAAGAGAATACAGAATTACTTTAACACCAAGCGATACAACATCCTCTGAAAAGAGATTTCTTTATAAAAATCAATCACTTTCGCAAAGAGCCTATATTGAAATAATTGGTAAGAGTTTCAAACTATATGATACTTACCCTTCATCATCGCGGACTCTATTGCAAGATGGCGTTCCGGTATATGAAACACCTGAAACGGTTCCAATTGCAAAAGGAACTTGTACTGTAAATACATCCACATTAACTATGACTTTTCGTGAAATAGATTATTACGGCATTGAAACAGGATGGGCTACGGCAAATATTAGTGCCGATATGAAATACTTTAGAATAGATTATTGTACATCAAAGTCAAAATTCTATAAATTCAGTAGCAGCCTTGCATCAACTTTTGAATTACAATAATGAGCGCATGAGTAGATTAAATAAATATCTTATAAAACATTTTTATGAGGAGGAGATAATTATGAAATAAACTGAGCAAACATTAAGGGAACTTGATTGTGAGCTAAAAAAAATCAAAATGCCTTTTGACAAAGGTTTACCATTAGCACAAAGAATACTTTGGAGAATAGCAGAAAAATATAATATCACCGCCGCAGATGTATTAATGGAGTACTTTGAATGGAAAAATCAATGTATGAATAGAAACTAATTATCTCAAATAGGACTGTTATTTTAGTAGTCATGACAACATCTAATACATGAAACTTGATTGGCATAGTAAAAGAATTATTATAAAAGCAATTTAATCAATATAAAGAATTAGAGGCTAACTATGGAAATAATTTATTGCCCTCATTGTGCTAAAGAGATTGACATTAATAGTAAATTTTGTAATGAATGTGGAAAGGCAATTAATAAAGGAATCAGCATACCAGAAAGTGGGTCATCGACAATCTTTCAAAATAGTATTAATACTATGCAAAATAATATTGAACCGTTTTTTGCAAACAAAACAAGTACTAAATCGTGGCTTTCAATAAAACGCAATAAAATTACTGTAATATGTGTTGCGGTTGCAATCGTATTGATTGCAATTCTTACTCCAATAATTGTTTCTAACACTCTTAGTGGCAATGATAAAATTGTCTATGATCTTATACTGGAAGCCTCACACGATTTTAAAGACCCAAGTTCTGTACGTATTATAAGCGGTTCTTTGTCAGTTGATAAAGATGGTGGATGGTTTATTCTTTCTGCTAAAAACTCTTACGGGGCAAGAGACACGGGAAATTATTTTATTGGCTATATTGATGGTGAGGTGTTTGTGCTTGAACAAGATACTGCGACTTATTTACACAGGAAAACTAGTGAATTTAATATTGACAAGGTAAACAACGCTTTGGAAAAGTATTGGAAGAATTTTAGTTAATTATAGTTGAGACGCTAAAAATGATATGCAAGCTAAGCATATTTTATTGAAGCAGTAAAAGAATAAATGATTCTTGCCGATAAAATGAAATAAAACAACATACTTTTTATGGCACATGTTAACGGAAAAAAATATGTAATATACCGCCACTCTTGTGGGAAAATTATGATTAATAGAAAGTATTACTTTGAGCTATTATTAGGCTCTTTGTCAAATGTTGGGGTGAACTTAGCAGAATTAATTTTCAAGAGTCAGATTGCCATCTCCATGGGAGGGTACCCTCCCATGGAGACATTTTGTTTTTAGGCGCAGATATGAAGGATTCTGTTTCTGAAGCGATTAAAGTTTCTGTAACCGAAGGCATTTCTTTTGAGAACTTTAATCTTGTTGTTGATTCCTTCGGTGAAGCCGTTAGTATAAGGACATTCAAAGGAATTAAGTATAGGAGTTGACCAATTGCTAAAGGCCTTTATGCAATCTTCAAATTCGGGGATATTGCATTCCTGAGCGGTAAATAAAAAGGCTTTTAGTTTTTTTCTTGCGGTTTCGTAATCTTTGGATTTTCTGAACGTTGCAAACAACTCTTTCAATTGCCAGGCTTCCTGCAGGTCAAAGTGCTGGGATAACATGATACGGAGCGCCTGTTTGCTGTCAGAATCAAGTTTTTCATAAGGCGCGAAGAGCAGTTTTTTAGAGCGTTTAAAATAGATGCGCTTATGCTTGCTGAAACCTTTTTGAACTCGCTTTCTGACCCGATCCAAAGCCCAGTACACTTGGCGAACATAGTGGTACTTATCTACAATAATCTTTGCGTTTGGAAATAACATTTTGCAAACATCGTAATAACTTTCCCACATATCCATCACCACATACTTAACGTTTTCTCTGTTTTTAAACTGTAAAAAGTAATCTATCAGATAGGTCTTTTGACGGCTTGGCAAAATATCAAGTACCTTTTTGTTCCTTGGATTAGTTATGATAACTTGATATTTTTCACTGCCCGCATTGCCTTTAAACTCATCAATCGCTATGACTTCCGGCAGGCGATAAAGCCGATAATCTACAATGTCAAAGACTCTGGACACAGTACTGACAGAAATATTGAACAGATTGGCAACAAGCTTCATAGAACAATTATTCCTCAGCATCCTTAGTATTTCAACATAAACCCTTTGTGTCATATGGTGATATCTTGGCAAAAAAGAATACTTTTCATAAAACCTTTTTCCGCATCGCTTGCATACATATCGTCGCTTTTTAAGCAACAGATAGACAAATTTATCTCTAATGGATAAATCCTTAATTCTCTGCTGTCGATAATCATGTATGTATGAAGTGGAATGCTTACAGCAAGGGCATATTTGAGGTTTGGGCTTTGTCTCTATGTCAATATATAGACTGGTTGCTGTTTCTGTAATATTTGTTATCAAAACATCTTTTAATCCAAGCAGTTTTGTGATAAAATTATCCTCAGAGAGCATAGAGTTCCCTCCTTAGTAAGATTGTTGTGCAAACTAATTCTACTAAGTTTTGAGAATCTATGCTCCCTTTTTTATCCCTTTAAATGAAAAATGTTGAGGCCTTCTTCTCTTGACCCCAACATTTATTATAGAACCATAAAAAACACCCGTTGGGGATGTTTGTGGATAATAGTAGGTTATTATTATTTTTATCCCGCGATTATGCTATTCATAGTAATGTTAATTATTAATAAATTTCAGTATTTAGGAATCGCTCAAATTTAGATTCGCTACCGTTCATTCTAATTATTAAAATCAAATGAATGCTCATGTAAAAATTAACACTGGGAATTTATAACATCCCAGTGTTTTTAAGCTCATCTTCAGACAGTTCCAGGTTACACACAAAACACCTGCCTACAGTTAAAAATTGCCCGCTCAGGTTGTCTTCCGATTCTGTATAGAGCTTAAGAACGCAAAAAGAAGCATTCCCACAGGCAGGACATTCCATACTGTCTCGTACAATCTCCCTTTCATCATAGGAAGAACGAATATTGAATTTTTTTCTTTCCTTAATTAATTCAGGATTTAACTCGTTGTATTCTTCTCTCTTTTCCCTTATTTTCTGGCTTAAAGTGTCAGATTGCTGTCTTGTGAGTTCTTCTTCCTTTGCCTTAAGTTTCTCAAAAACAGTCTCATTAAAAATGTCTTCATATTTGTACGCATCAGATACTTCCTGAATCATTTCCCGAATAAAGGGTAATATTTCATTAAGAATAAACAAACCCTCATCTACAGGGTTAAAATAATACTCGAAATAGTGGACAATATTGTTACGCATGTTGCCTAATCGAACTAGGGCCGCTTTTCTTCTGTCCCGTTCTTCGCGGATTCTTTTCAATTCGTGCTTATCCGTAACAGCTTCGTCCTCTTCAATGTTTAGATTAAACATCGCTTCGTATCGTGAAATAACTTCATTATACGGAATGGTAAGAAAGGTCTCGCGCCTTTCTTTACGGGTCATAAGGTTTTGTCTCGACTGTATATTTTTAACTTTGTCCTGAAGCTTCTTAAACCTGACCAAATGTTCTACGCTGTTGTTTTTATCCAGCACCAGCACATCGTCAAGCTCACATAAACGCTGTTTCATAAGCCGCTCAACGGCCACAGCAAATAGTACAACCGATAGCTCAAAATGCTCGCTGTCAGTAAAATATCTCAGCGCTTCGGACAGGAAAACTGAGGTGTGCATTATTCTCCAAACACCTCCCTGTCCAGAATCATTTTTATGGTCTGTTTTGCGTTTTCCTTTAGCCTTCTGATATTGGTCAGCGTTTCAAACTGAACGTTAAGGAAATCCACTATTTCCTGCTGTTTTTCAAGAGATGGAAGGGGTATTTGGGCTAATAACAAATCACTCGGATTTACTCTGGGAAGTTGTGCGCCTTTTGTATTTTTAATGGCCCATTCAACAAAAAAGCTACTTTTTAATACATAAAAGAGATATTCCCTTAAAACCTTATCATTAGGTTTCAACACCAATATATCCGTAGAACAAATACCTGATTTATTTGGAAGGTATACCTTTTCTAAATAAGGTCTAAGTTTTCCGTACAAAATTGAATTGTCGTCAAAAAGAAATTTCTCACTGGAAAGTTCAGATGGTTTTATCAATGTTTCTGTAATCAATGATGTTTTACTCTCTATATGTTCGAGTCCAATATATAAGACACTTTCTAAGTTAAGATTTTGAGGATGAATTTTATCATTAACTAAGGAAGCCACTTTTCCTAACTCCACCCATTCCCAATCTCCTTCAAAAATACTGTCATCGATTCCAGCTTCAAGAATGGCCTTTTCCATAGCATTGCACTGCTCAATAATAGCCTGCTGCTTGTCAAAGCGGGCAACCAGTTCCTGTTGAACGGGAAGAGGTGGAAGAGGGATTTGGATACTATAAAAAGACTCCATATCAATATTTTTTTGTCCAACTCCTCTACCACACTCGTAAACCTTATCCTCAATGCATTTTAGAATATAATACAAGTATGAAGCAGATAACTGATTGTCATCCTTCGGCTCTATGCTGAAACCACTATCCAACAACCAGAATCGACCATTAACCATTCTTACACATTCTTCAGACATTCCAAACCTGCTTATGACTATTGAGTCTTCACGATTATAATTGTCTGTATAAAAAGTAATACCACCACCACCATATACTGGATACAAACAACCCTCATGGTCTTTTTTTGTTATCCGTTCACCAAATGATACTTTAACAATATCTCTAAGTTCAACAACCTCCCACTTTTGCTTTCCTTTTATCGTTTTTCTGTACAGCCCAGGGTTAAGGTTATAATCTTTTGCTTTGATTTCCTCAATCGTCGCCGTCCAGCAGAAGTCATTATCTATAAAGTCAGGTAGCGCCTCTGTCGGAGCCTTAATCCAGTCAATCCACTTTCTGAATACTTCCACTGCTTTAGGCAAGTTGCCACAGGGCGGTTCGTAAATGTTCGGGTCATCACCCTGAAAAGCTCCGTTAATTGGTCTTCTCTGGGTTGTTAAGGTAAATCCGTCATCTTTCACATCAACAAACAGCACGTGCTTTGTGGTGTAAGCATTTTGTTTCTTTGTCTCGTTCCATTCTTCTTTTGTGGGTTTTTCAAAATACAGCACTGTCGTTTTGACACCGGAATACGGCTGAAATATGCCTGCCGGCATGGAAAAGACAGCTTTCAAATCAAACTCTCGTAAAAGCTTCATGTAGAAGCAACCTGTACTACGGACGGTCATTACGACTTTCAAATCAAACTCTCGTAAAAGCTTCATGCGTATATTCTTGAATACAGAGGAATTGTCAAACAGAATCTTGTCCAAGATTATAACTATCGCTCTGGAACGCTTTTTACCTGGTTCAGAAGGTCTCAACGCTGCCATAATATGCTGGATGAACAATGCTTCGTAGCGTTTGGCATGGAACTCAAAAGTGCCAACCCGAGACTGAGCAAGTGGACCATACGGTGGGTTAGTTAACACTACATCATATTTTTCTTTGTGTTCTAATTGTGCCCAGTTATCAAGACTGTCGGCTTCTTTTAGGTTGGAATTACCATCATTATGGAGAATCATGTTCATAAGGGCAAGCTTGTAAACGTCAGGCGCTTTTTCTACTGCAAAAAGAGACTCTCTTGTTAATTTCCGGTAAAGAATTTCAGCTTCATCAGATTTGACCCCATCATATGCGGCAGTAGCTTCATTAACCCTCATTCCTGCTTTTACAAGATTATCAATTTTGCCCTTTACTACTTCAAAGGCACGCAGAATAAAACCCCCCGTACCAGCCGCAGGGTCATATATCTTTTCCCCAATTTCCGGGTCAGCAAGCTCTACCATGAAATGGATGATGTGGCGAGGAGTAAAATACTGACCGTACTGTTTTTGTTCGCCAAGTTTTTGAACAACAAATTCGTATGCTCTGCCCATAACGTCAAAGTTTTGTTCAAGTTCAAGGTCTTTCAGCCGCTTTATCAATTCCTTAATAGTCGGATTATACCTTATGCGCCATATATGATTTTTAAAGAGCCGTCTGAAAAGGCTTAAATCCCTGCCATCGTGGTCCTTAACTTCGGCCAGTTCGGAAAATATGTTTCTTACATAATCGACTATAGTAAACTCTCCATCGTCAGTCTTTACGGTTTTTCCGTCACTTGCCAAAATCTTTTCTGCCCATGTGGAAAACCTCAGGTGATTTGGTAAATCAGGCACAAATTTAGTTCCATCCAAACGGGCGAGTTCTTCTCTTTGTTTTTCTCTGTCGTCAAAGAGCTTTAAAAACAAAAAATAGCTAAACTCTTCCAGATACTCGGTGGTTTTGAGAGTATCGTCTCGAAAAATATTGGCAATATCCCAAAGCTCAGAACCAAGCCTGTGAAAATCTACTTTGTTGTTATTATTTTGCGCCATTAATATTCCCTCCGTTACACATCAAGAAATGATACTGCTTTTATCTCGTCATAAAGCTGAACAAATTTGTCCAGCGAACCGAATAATCCTTTTATTCGGGCAATTCCACCCTTTTGTTGAAGAAGCTGGCTGTTAGAAAACTGGGTAAAGGTAAGAGCGGGATTGCGTTTTTTGAAGTCATAGAACATCATAATAAATTCTACTTGTTCATCGTTCAAATGCTTTTTCTCCTTCAAATGAGCAATAACAGCATCCCTGTTCTTTTCTTCAACAGTCTTAAACCTTGTTTTACCAAGGGCGACATCGATAAAATCTTTGTAAGTGGCAGTGACTTCGCCGTAAATATCCCTTAAGGTACTAATGTCAAACCCAAAAGCCTCAAGATATTTTTCATCCACCGGAATACCAGGATTCAAAGCTTCCCAGGATAAAACTGCCTGAACAAATCTTTCTTTTAAAACCGTCTTTTTTTTGATAGCTTTAAGTTGCGGCTCAATTTGCTTTCTAATATGCTCAAAAGCAGATGAAGTAACAATTTCTGACTTGACTATCCAGACGGAGACGTCAGCAATCACCATTTCGATTTTTTCAGTTTCTTTAGGTTCCTTGCCCTGACCATCTTCTTTATCTGAAGGTATCTTTTCACCGTCAGAAGATACCTCTGTTTCTTCAGTAGTCTCAATTATTTCATCAGTTTCTAAGGTTTCATCGGTGACGACCTCTTCAATTCCTGCAAGGTCAACAAAGTCGATAAGTTTAAAGCTTTCCTTTGTCTTGCCGTGTTCTTGCTCGTTACACTTACGAGTGGCACGTCCTTTCATCTGAACATAGAGAATTTTTGACTTTGTGGGCCTAGCCATTACCAGAACTTCGATGTCAGGAGCATCAATACCGGTGGATAGCATATCTACGGAAACGGCAATACGAATTTCACTGTCGATTTCCTGAAACTTTCTAATCAGTTCAGAGGCGTTTCTCACCTGATTATGTATTACAACTATAAAGTCTTCTGCTTCGCTTGAGTCCTTTGGGAGTTTGTTCAGTTCGTTGTATTTTGTTATCAACGCATCGCGCAAATGATTGGCGTGCGCTATGCTTGCCGCAAAAACCAGTGTCTTTGGAATCGTATGCGTCTGCTCATATCCTATTACTTCAAAATATTTTTCGGCTATTAATTCATTCCTTCGCGGGACATCCACACGTCTGCCAAGGTCTTCCGGCTCAAAGTCAAAACCCATGTCATGAATCCCACTGAGGTCTACATTGGTCAGGAACTTATATCTCTCGGTAAAAGCTAGTATGCCGTCTTTAACTCCCTGATAGTAGCTGTATCTGAATACCGGCTCTCCAAAATAATCGTCGGTACTCTGCGTTTCCTTATCAGATGGAGTTGCTGTTAACCCTAAAACTTTGGCCTTGCCAGTCCTGAAATGCTCAATAACCGTGTGCCAATCTCCAAAATATGACCGATGGCACTCGTCAAGAATTACCAAGTCAAAAAAATTATTCGGGTATGCACGATACTTATCATTTACATACAAAAACTGAATTGTTGAAACAGAAATATCGTTATATTTATCTTCTTTTGTGCCGGTCAAGCGGTTTATTTTAAAGGTATCACCTAATACCTTATTGAAAGAACGAACTGTCTGTTCAGCAAGAGAATCCCTATCTACTAAAAATAAGACTCTCCGAACAAGGCCGACTTTGTAAAGCTTGCCGATTATTCCCGCCGCTGTTATCGTTTTTCCTGTTCCGGTAGCCATTTCGATATAGGTTCTTTCTCTGCCTAATTGAAATGCGCTTACCACCTGTGAGACGGCAATTTTTTGATAATTCCTTAAGCCTGCCAAAAGAATATCAGTTTCCGGATTTAGAAAATCTTTTATCTCGGCATAGGTCATTAGCCTGCTGATTTTTTCTGGTCTTGTATTTGCTTTAAGGTTTTGCCGGTAAAATGTTCTGCCATCTGAAGCAAAAATTAAGAAGACTTCCTTGCCACTTTCATTTAGTTTCTTTGCATAGTTTTTGGCTTGGACTAAAGCCGCATTCAAATCCATCCCCTGTTTCTTGGCCTCAATAATAGCCACAGGCAAGCCATTTACCAATATGGCATAGTCTGCTCTTTCTCCGCCCGGTATAGGATACTCCTTAGTTATTTGAGTAAAATCAGCCAAATTCCAATTTAGTGCTCTTAAATGTTCGTCAATTAAGGACTTTGCATTTTCCTCCGTATTCATCTATTTTCCCCCTACAAAACTACTGTTCTTTAACATATAACTAATATAACTTAATTTTTTATTTTCTTCTAAACTTTGCATCTTCAGGCTTTTCCGCATTCTTTGATATAACCCACGCCCAACCCAAACGAACAGCGCCCTTAATGCGCCCTTGTTCGCATAAAACTTGAACTCTGCGCAGGGATATATTCCATTTTTCAGCAGCTTGTTTTGTCGTTAAGTAATCTATTATGAATACCTCGCAGAACACAAAATTCCAATTTTTATTATATGCGAAAAAACGAACAATTTCAACATATTACAACTATATACATAATAAATAAAGTCTTTTCAGAAAATGAGTATACCTGCATTAAATGTACATCCATCCTGTCTCCTCAACCCCTATGAAAAATGCCCGTTATCTAATCTGTCAACTCAACTCTATCGCTTTATGGGCAGTTGATATGTTTCCGCGAAAAGCAAAAATATGGGTTTCCTGACATTGTCGTTTCAGGCCAAACAGCCAAAAGAAAAGTTCAATGTCTGGAAACCCTTTATTTATGGGCACTTTCAGCCATCTATTTCTCAACCCTTGACATCAATGTCACGCACTCAACGTGGGTCGAGTTGATGGAATTGATGTCTGCGGGCCACTTTAGAAACCATCTGTACGTGGGAATATGTCAATGTGTTTTTGGCTGTTTTTTGAAAAACCGTCGTTCAAGGAAACATATCAACCTAGTCCGAATAGGGCGAAAGATATTTACTTGAATACAACAATATACTTTTCTGCATATTCTCTAAAAGTTGTATCGACTTCTTCGCAAATCACACTTAATTCTTTGAAAACAGTGCCTCTCACGTAAGCATCTCTTAATTCTGGCTTTTTTAATAGTGCCCACTTTAATTGCTTGTATGAATATTTTGCAAATAAGATCCATTGTGTATAATTTATCGCCATCGGATTTTTTGTAAAGAGTATTTTACCGGCATTTATTGCAGTAATCGCTGAATGTCCTATAAACAGCATCGTGCTTAGTTTCGGATGTTTTTCTCGATTCAATGAAAACGGGATAGATTCCTTTACTGGATAACCTTCCTTTATTCTTTTGAATGCATATCCTATTCTAATCACTACTTCTATAATCATTGTCGGAATTGACATCGAACAGAAATGAATGAAATCATAGCCTTCATAATACATTCCTTGTACTATTTCTGCTATCGTCTGTTCTTCTTCACCTATGTTGCCAAATTGAAGCAGATTAAATAGTCCCATCAACGGAACAGGTAATCCCATTGAAGTAGTAATGTCTGACTTGAAATGGATTATTTGCTTAGCAATTGCCGCAAATATATTGCTTTCTTTTCTATCCGCATAATTTTCCATTACCTGAGTTACGATTTTTCCCGTTTTATCAATGGTTGTCATTCTGCCTGTCATAATATCAAACACACCGAATAACAGACCAAGCAAAGGATCATGTCCCAGAGATAACAGTCTGTGATAATACGCAGAAAGTCCGTTAACAAATTCTGTCGTGTTTCTATTATCCTGAGCATCATATGGAACCTTGCTAATTCTTGAATTTGCGAGCTTTTCCATTTCTTCTTCAGGAAACTTTTTATCAAACTACTCCCGTATATAATTCGACAAAGCACCTGCTTTAAGTCCATCAGGGGTTTTCTGTGGAATACCCACTAAGAGAATATCTACTGCTGCCCCTAATATTCCCGCCGCAGCACTTATTGTAATATCGAATTTATCAAGTCGATGTACCGCATTGAACTCTTCATTTAACAGTTTGATTGCCTGCTCATTAGCTCGCAATTCTTCCTTGGTAAAAAGAGTTTCCAAATCTGTACTGTTACCAACAGACTTCTCAGCCTCAGTGCACATTTCTTCCCAAGTAGGTACAATATGCTTTCTTCTCTCTGATAATGGTATAATCTTTGGAATATCAGTCAGGGAATAACCAAGTGATTTTAGCAGTTCTTCACTCTCTGATATTCGTTTGTCCACTCCAGACACATCAGGACGTTGAATGCTCTTGAACTCTTGAGCCTGATAATTCAGAACATTATTTATTTGCTGTTCCCCATTAGAGTATTTGAACTTACTCATGCGGTTTCACCTAAATCCTTCTTTAAATCTTTTATAGCTTGTGTCAACAGGATATTAAGACTCTGTAAATAATCCAGGCGCTCCTTATCTGCATTTGCTTCATCCTTCAACGCCAAAATAATGGCTTGATGCTTTTTAAGTGCTTCTTTATATAAACGCTCTTTCTCCTGTCTAAGCTGTTTATGTTTTAAGTGAGATGCAAGACCAACACCACCTGCTGCCAATAAAGCAACCGGAGCAGCAAGTACGAAAACTCCGGCAACCATTCCACCACCAACAATACCGCCTGCCGCTGCAAGTCCCGATGTGATTCCTGCAGCAGATAAACCGACTGAGCCCAAACCATATAATGCGGCAAATGAACCTACTCCGCCAATACCAGCACCAATAGCTCCTGCTAAAATTTCAGGAATAGCACTCTCTCTTACAGTTCGTGTCTTATCATTAACAGCTACTGCTGCTTCGTTGATAACATTAACAACCTGCTGTAATGATTCTACACTTTGGAATACCATATCCTTCTTCTTTTTTATGTATTCACCCATACATATACCACCTTTCCTGTTTTACATACAGACACATTTCATATCATTATCATCATTGCAATTATAGTGAACCTCAACTGAACAAACATACATATTTGTTCAGTTCAGCAACTAACCCCACGTCTTATATTTAAGTAACTCTGCGATCTCCTCAGTTCCAGGTAGTTTTTCTGTTTCAAGAATTTGTGTTAAATCAAACACTCGTGAGCCCATCGGTGCTCTGGGAGTTATCTTCTTGAAATCAGTATCGTAGAATTTTTCTACGAAAAAATATCTTGTAGCATCCATTACATAGCCATAGTTTTTACCATCTTCTCTTGCACGATCAATTTGCTGCTTTCTTTCTTCGGTCAATTCTCCAAGTTCGGCTTTATACTCAAGGCCATTTTCTGTAGTAACTGCAGTGATGATGGCATTGATTTTCCCGATTGCTCTTACACTTTTTTCTTTATATAGACCGAGATAATCATGTGCACTAAATCCACGCTCAATATCATCATAATAAAGGTTCTCACTAACATTAAAATTAAATGTAGTACCTGCCAGTTGTACTCTCATACGTTTCCATGAATCTGAAACAATTATGAGTTTATCGTTATAACAGTAATTCAAAAAGTCTTCTAAAACCTCTTGCATTTCATAATCCCTATCATCAATAACATCTCGTATCGCATCAATAATACCCTCGAAAGTGGTATTAACGTGCATGACAGGATATCTCTGTGTGGCATTATATTTCTTTAATTGGTCATCGAATTCTTTTTTCTTTTCTGGAGCCATCAACTCCGGTGCTAAAGTAATTATTACTTTATACTTTTCATCACCAAAAGATTTTAAATGTCGTAGTAACTGATCTGAATAAAACCAGTCAGACATTTTTGTCTCAACAACAATTTTAAAGCTTTCTTGTGTAATGGTAGCATCTGGGATACTTTTAGTACTCTTTTCCTGAAGGTTAAAAACAATCTCTGGTTCAAAGGAATCTGAAAAGAATTCTGATTTCAGGAAACGAAAGAACTTATCTGAAGAGTATGAATATAGCCGAGATAATAGTAGCATCGTATTTGCTGTTGCGACATTCTCTTTCGCATGATATCTTTGGAAATAATGAATCTTCATAACTATTTGTCCCCCCTAATTTTCTTTCCATAGGTTTTAGGGAAGTAATCCTTCCCAAGTAACCAAAGATACTGATCAATTTGCTTCAGGTTATATTTATCCAAGCCATAGAAAGCACGAAAATTTATCAGTATACGTTTAAATTTAATATATTCTTTCAAATCACCATCTGGGAAATCTGAGAATCCATCACGATTTCTAAAATATCGAAGCACCTCAACGACGTAGCTGTCATAAATCGGATAATCGAGTGGATTGTGATGGCTGCAATACTTTGTGGCAAAAGAGTAAAAATTCTTCTCTGTATCGCCGATATTTACATACTGGATGTCTCCAACAAGAGTAACATCTCCAGCCTTAAGCCTCGTATCAATATTCAAAGTACATATGTGCTTGGCCACTGGATAGATAGAGAAAATATTTGTACTATAAAAGTCGTTAAGCGCTGATGCTTTCAAAAGGACATCAATAATGTCCGTATTATTTGGACATAGCTCAAAGAACAGCTTATTAAGTGCATTCTCCTGCAGGCGATAGTTCTCAAGTGTATTCCACTTAGCAAGATATAACTCAACCTGTTCAGTTGATGGTTGAGGAACATTAATCTCAGTTTTTTTCTTACGTCTATATGTACGATTAGCAGTATTATCCTGCTTAGGCGTTGATGTTTCAGCAGTTCCGTCAGAAGCTAAGAATAAACGGAATCTTCTTAAATGAGACAAATAACTATTAACTAGTGAATTGACATTACCTGTCGAGTTCTCAGAAAGAGCCTTAATTAATGCCTCTTTCGCATCATTCTCAAAAGCAGGCGAAGTTACCGTATTCCAAAACAGGTCTTTACTCCCTTTCCTCCAGAGGTAGAAGGTATCAACATAAGATGTGTTTATAGTTGCCTTTGCAATACTCTGACTATGTAGGAATTCTCTATATAAGGCACGTAACTCATCATACGATAGCGTTTTTATTTTGCTTATATCCAATTTCGGTGTCCCCTTTATAATATTGTTTAAACTCTTATTCCTCTTCACTATTTGAATATTTTTCTATCAAAGCGAAAATATAAGCAGTATTTCTTGATTTTCTGCTGACCTCATGCCTAACACCCGTTTCTCCATTAACCCAGCGATCATAATATGAATGTATAAATAAAAAATCTTTCTTTGATATTGCTCTTTTCATTGATAGCTCGCTGGAAGGCGAATTGTAAATAGCCCTATCAACATACAACCTTCCATCACGGGACGATGCAGTAAACCAAAGACCTGTTGTAGTTTGTATTTCTACTCCCGATGATGATAAAACCGAAGTTACGTGATTCCATAGTGTTTCACCATTCATTACTCTACACCATCCTTTAATTTGATATAGTTACCGGGGAGGGCCTCAAATAATTCCGGGTAATGCCCACACCTCGCCCTAATCTGTGTATATTGCGCTTTCTTCCCGTTTTTCTGCAAATACAACCTACGTTTGTATATTTCATCTGCCAGCTCAGATGCATGCATAGTTTTGTTTTCAACCTCTGATAGCACTATCTTCATAGCTTCCTGAAGTGTATAGTTAGCATGCTTGTCTGCGACATTATCAGCAATTATGTCCTTTTCATCGTATTTCAGCACAATATAAGCAGGCTTATTATCTTTAAGAAGAACGACTTTTCCGTTCTTTTCTACCACTGAAAAAACATGTTCCAGATCAGTTCGTAATAAATCAAAGGGTATTAAACTATCTATTTTTACGTCCATACTTTTCACCTCGACCGACTAGGTTTGTTACCATGATTATACATCTGATTAACCACTTTGTCTATATAATTGTTCATATATTTGTATAAATAAGAAGACCGCCAATTGAGGTGTAACCCTTTGATTGGCGGTCAATCATAACTTTACATCTTAACGTCGAGTTCAACTCCTGACCTAAATTCGACAGTTAGTTTTTCATCAAATACTGTTATCTTTTCAATAAGCCTTCTTACTAACTGCTCATCATATTCTTGTAATTCAACAGACTGGTCATGTATAAACTTCATCATTTCTTCTATACGTTCCCGCTTGCCTTCACGCTCAGCATTCTCGGCCAGTATGTTCTGCTTGAGTTCACGCAGATGGTAAATTTCATCCGCCACTTTTTGATAGTCTGCTTTTGTATTGACCAGTTGAAGAAGCTCTTGCTGCAGCTCATTTAGCCTGCTTTCTATCTCTTGAATGGTCTGGTCGTTATCCTCATTTAAAACTGCCGCTATGTTCTCCTGCAGAACAGTAAGGAAGGTATTTTTACTTTCTAACACCTCATTGATTGCCTTTACTACAGCATCTTGCAGCGTAGCTTCACTAATAGTCCTAGAGGAGCAATCAGAATCCTTCTCTTCCAAGCGGCTGACACACCGCCAGACGATGGATTTGCATCCTCTGTTGTTCCAATGCACTCTGCGGTAAATATCTCCGCATTCTCCGCAATATACAATACTGGATAATGCGTACTTGCTGCTATAAACTCGTCTTTTGCCGCTTTTTCCAGCCTGCAAATTAGCCCTACGCACCATCTCCTCCTGTACCTGCATGAAAATTTCACGCGGGATAATCGGTTCATGGCTGTTTTCAACGTAATACTGAGGAACAATACCGTTATTTACAACTCGCTTCTTTGAGAGAAAGTCTATGGTATATGTCTTTTGAAGCAGAGCATCCCCGATGTACTTTTCGTTTTGAAGTATTTTCTTTAATGTTTCTGGGCGCCACTTTCGTTTGTTTGCGGCAGTTAGAATACCATCTGCTTCAAGACCACGCGCAATCTGTAATAGACTTGCTCCATCAAGGTATTCCCTGTATATACGCTTTACAACCTCTGCTTCTTCAGGAACAATGACAAGCCGCTTGTTTTCATCTTTGGTATATCCCAAAAAACGATTGTGATTAACCTGGACCTCTCCTTGCTGGTATCTAAATTGGAAGCCAAGCTTTACGTTCTGGCTCAAGGATTGACTTTCTTGTTGGGCGAGGGAAGCCATAATGGTCAACATGATCTCGCCCTTTGAATCCATGGAGTTTATGTTTTCCTTCTCGAAGAATACCGGGATGTTCTTATCTTTCAGCTGTCGGATGTATTTCAAACAATCCAGAGTATTTCGGGCAAACCGGCTGATGGACTTGGTAATAACCATGTCGATTTTGCCCTCCATACAGTCCTCGATCATACGGTTAAACTCATCTCGCTTTTTAGTATTGGTTCCCGTTATGCCGTCATCGGCGTATATGCCTGCAAACTCCCAGTCTGCGTTACCATTAATATAGTTCGTATAATGCTCAACCTGGGCTTCATAACTCGTGGCCTGTTCCTCACTGTCAGTTGAGACACGACAGTAGGCTGCAACCCGCAGTTTAGGCCTATCTTCTGCTTTTACGGTGTTTCCAACTCGAGCACGAGCTGGTATGACGGTTATATTCTTAAGATTGCCCATCCGCTATCACCTCGCTTTCTATCAAACTGTAGGCATATTCAGCTTGTGTAAAAGGGTCTTCATAAAGTGTTTCAGGGGAAGGTGCAGAGAAACGCATCCGCTCCAATGACTTTTTGGGTTCTGCCTTCTCTCGTATTCGCCCAAGCATCCGGGCTCTTTTTATCTTCTCGGCTTCAGCTTGCTTGAAGGTATCCTCGTCAATTATCGGTGGATAAAAGGCATCCCCAAGGTATCGCTTGCAGGTCAACATTTTTGCGATTGAAGAATGGCAACGCTTTATGCCCGCTCGTTTGGCGGCATCCACTAATGAGAAACCTGATATATAGGCATGAAACAGTTCTTTTACCTGGTTCGCCAACTTATCGTCTATGAATGCTATTCCATTTTTGATGATATAGCCATAAGGTGTATGAGCCATTTATCTCACCAGCCTTTCCTTTAAGGTAAGCCCACACTTCAGCTTAAATCCGATTTCTTCCTGCGAATAGACTATGATGCTCTCAACATACCGGCTGAATATGGCTTCATCAAAGCTATTAATCATATCTGCTTTAGAAACCCACTTAAGGAGCTGCTCAACTTCAGATACAGCGGTCATACCACTATTCAAACTGCGGGAAAGCAATTTTTTCTTCTCCTTTAACATAGCTGCTTCTGCTCGCAGTTTATTGCTTTGTTCGCTGAACAAGGAGGAGGAAAGGTACCCCTTGGTTAGTAGGTTTGTCAATACCCGGCTTCGCTCCATGTTTTCCTCCAACATTTGCTCAAGCTCCAGTATTTCGGTCAGGTTTGCTGAATAATTCAAAGATCGCAAGCTCTTTAATAATGGCTTTAGGATAAACTCGTGTCCGAAGATAAGCTTGTTGATCATCGTAATAAATGCCTTATGAATATCATCCTCGCGAATAAAACGCATTGAGCACTTTGCAATATCATGGATGTGCTTTGAACAGCACCAAGCAATATATTGACTTCCACCATAGAAATGAATCCTGCGTTTGAAGTGACTTCCGCACTCTGAGCATATGATTTTGCCGGAAAAAGGATATCTCTTTTGGTACTTACCGTTTCCTTTTTCTATGCCTTTCTCGTCACCCCGCTGCCTTAGCAATTCATTTACAGCATCAAATTCTTCATGACTGATAATTGCTTCATGGTTCCTACGGATCATGATCTGGTCTTTTTCTCCGTTGTTACGATGACGTTTGAAATGGTCATCCGTGTATGTCTTTTGTAAGACGACATCACCGGTATATTTTTCGTTTGATAGCATGCCGAGGATAGTAGATGCATTCCATAAGGCAGCCTTTTTAGGTGTTATACCGTCAGCATTCAAGTCATCAGCAATTTTCTGTGCTCCTTTGCCGGATAAGGCTTCAGAAAATATTCGCCTTACGACAGCAGCCTGTTCTTCATTTACTGTCAGTACACCATCTTTATAATCATATCCGTATGGCGGCGATGAAAGCTTAAATGTACCATTTCGGAAACGACGCTGGATTGACCACTTATTATTTTGTGATATAGAAATCGATTCGTTCTCTGCTATACTGCTTAAAATGGTCAGCATCAGTTCTCCGTCCATTGATTGGGTATTGATATTTTCCTTTTCAAAATATAGGAACACGCCAAGGTCTGACAGCTTACGAATAAGTTCCAGGCAGTCTATCGTATTGCGAGCAAATCGGCTTATAGACTTGGTTACAATAAAGTCAATTCTACCGTTCTCGCAATCTTCAATTAATCGTAGAAGTTCAGAGCGATTTTCTTTTTTTGTACCTGTGATACCTTCGTCAAAGTATATTCCGGCAAACTCCCAATCTGGATTTGACTTAATAATGGATTCATAGTGAGTTTTTTGGGCCTCCAAGCTGATTAACTGTTCATCGTTATCGGTTGAAACGCGAGCATAAGCAGCAACCCGTAGCTTAGGCTTAACTAATTTTGCGCTTGGCTCAATTTTTCTAACCTTTCTCAATTTTTCACCTCCCAGGTATGTGACATATTACCTCTGAACACCTGTATTATCAAGCGTTTCAGGGCATTAACTCGGCTCCAAAAGGTGAGAAAGATTGACGGTTACGGAGGTCGATTTTCACGAACTCCTCTTGTGTAATCAGTCCTACATTCAGCATTTTTTGAAGCAGCATCAGTGAGCGATAATAATCATACTCGTTCTGGAGCCTCTCTTCTGTTACGGGCTTCCGCTTGGCAGCAAATTGAGAATTTGAGAGTTCTGTGATTTGCTTCACTTGCATATGGCATTACCTCCTGCCGATATGCGAAAAAACAGCGTAATTCGAACCCCATGAAAAAGACAAAAAAATAAAACCCACAACTCGGAATGGTTACCGTAGCTGTGGGCTTATAAAGACTTATATCAACTATATTTTATGAAACCATCAAAACCTGCCGCCTTAAGCTTTTTAAGCATCGATTCGGCATTTGCTTTGGATGAGAATGCGCCCACCTGAACACGATAGTATTTCTTATCGTCACCTGCAGACGTTTTCGGTTCCGTTTTTTCTGCCAATCCAGCCTTAACTGCCGCACGGAAGGTATCCATGCTTTCACCGTGACGTGGGAACCAGTGCATCACATCGGCATGGTTTGATGCAATCCCTTTCTTGTATCCCTCACTATGACAAAGGATGTCATTCTCAGTCAGATTATAGAGTTTACAGAGATACACGCATAATTCTACTGCTTCAGAAAATACCTTGCGAAAATACGTCGCATCGGATAAATTATCTTCACATATCTCAAAACCTATATGGGTATCATTCGCTGCACCTCCAGCATGCCAGCCACGATGGTTCCATGGCAATGTCTGATAGGTTGCAATTGAACCATCTGCCAACTTGCCTATGAACGCACGAACACAAACCTGTCGACCATCGGGTTTGTCTTGATTCCAGTGATTGCCGTATTGATTTTTACCCAACAGGCCATCATCAGGTGCTACATAGCGCTTCAACCAAGGATTGTTAGCCCCAGTTGAATGAACCATGATACCTTTCGGCGTTATTGTCCTGCCGGCCTTAAAGCAGGCGTTGTTAGTAAGTATTTGTTTTTGTAAATTCATCACTTATCACCTCAATTAGAAGCATGATTATAGGTCTGCCGGGTACAGGTGGTAGGTAAATTTCAGATCGCAATATGCTGTTGATGATGTACCGTTGCTTCCCATGCGAATGTACAGACCGTATCCTGTAGGAACCCGAGCCTGCCGCATTTCAATTTGAACATGCTGAGCTTCAGCACTGCTGTCTGTTCCGATTGGCGTACTCCGACAGATTCTTGTGAAATTCTGTTCATCGTTTGAAATATACAGGTCTAGCTCCTTTTCGCTTGTATCCGATTGTCGGCAAAGGGTTATCAAATGGCAGTCATATCTAGTCGGTGAAAGATTTCCCCCTTGTCCTCCAATAACTACACTCCCAATAGGCAGTATCGTGTGTAAAGGCCCTCTGACACTGTTGGTACCACCCGCACCAGAGACGTTCCCTGACAGAATGTATCTCACATGTGGAGCACGGGTAAAAGCAATGATGCTCGCTGCTGCAGTTGAAGTCAGTGTCAAAGCAGTGGTCACATCCTCAGCTTTTTCAAGCAAAAACAGGCTCTCACCAGGAGCTATGGTTGTATCACCTACAGAAAACCTCTGACTCGTCCAATAAGCAGTACAAGATGGATGGGGATCTGTCCCTGTGCCGTAGGCAATGTTTGCATCATCTTGGACACCTCTAATGGCTTCAGCAAGTTTCTTTACGGTGTCACGTAGATTGTCTTGTATAAGCACCTGGACATTGTTATCAGTCGGGCTACCCAAAGCTGTAACGAAAGTATATGTTACCGGGCCAAGTACAAGATTGTTGCCAGATGCTATGCTTGAAAATGTAATGGCCGCTCTGCGACTTGCCATATCTGGGGCAGTAGCCGTTTCCACCGGGTGCCAATGATTGAGTAGAATCCCTGTTCTTTGGTATAGCGTATTTTGCATATCTCCAAGTAGATTGTAGGTATCACCGATCTGTGATGTGGCACTGACTAAAAGATTGTGCGTTGTATTTAGTAGCGCATAGTTACTATTTAGTAAGTCGTATATAAGATTCAGTAGGCTGTTTGTTTCATCAACATCGAGTGCAGCTAAGGCCGACAAAACCTGATTTAACCACTCCTGCGCGGGTGGCTCCGGTGGCTCGACTATACCGTCAGCAAGAGCCTCCTCAACGATAGTGAGTATTCGTACACTTTTCCCGACTACTTCACCTTGTACTACCCTTATCTCAAGACGTCCTACACCAACAATCTCTGTATCGGCAGAGTTGGGAGACCATGTCAAAACACCATCGGCATAGCTTGTGACAACGGGATAAGCAATTCCATCAGGCCTTTTGTATATTGCGTTTAAGGCCGTGCCCGGATATTCATCACCAAGCAGGCTTGAGACATCAAACTCAATTTTACGAAAATGATGCTCTCCACGCCGTCCAATAAACACAGTTGCAACTTTTGTTAAGTCTATCATGTTTCATCACCATCCGATGGTGGCTCCTCATCATGCCCGTGAAGCTGCTTAAGGACAGCTTTGAGCTTTTCAGGGATGGGTAGTCCAATGTGTCCTGCGTTTTCAAGGATAGAAATACCCTCATTACTTAAATAGAAGAAAATTATCGCCGTTCGCAGGGCACCTCCGTTCTGACTTCCTAATATCTGAGTGTCTAAAATGTGAGCGATACCCACCAGCACAAAGATGAGTACCTTTTTAAAGATACCTTTTGCCCCAATTTCGCTTGACAGCTTTCTATCAATAATTGCGCAGATCACTCCTGTCAGGTAATCAATGGCAACAAAGGCGATAAGCGCGTAAAGAAAGCCGTCCAGTCCACCCAGGAACCAGCCAAGGAAGCCTCCAATAACTGTGAGCGCTGTCTGAATCCAAGCCCATATCGTTTTCATGATCAATACCTCCAATCTAAATTTGTATATAGAAAAGCACTCCCATTTGTTGTGAGAGTGCTTGTAAAAATAATGGTTTATAGAGTCAATAGCAAGTCATGGAGCTGGTTCATCACATCCGCTCTCGGGCGTCCGGTTCCAATGGGCAGCCATGTGACAGGCGGGATATCAAAAGTCGATGAATTATCGAAACCGTTAATCATTGTAACAACTGACTCAATAGCCCTTCGAAGCTCAAGAATATGGAATGGCCAATTCTTGACAGTGGTCTTTCCAACAATGATTTCCTCGCTCCAGTTTATCGGTGTCAGGCAGTGGTAATTGCGCACTGTGTTCACGGCAGTTCTGAGGGTCTGAATATGTGCTGCTTTCACATGTGTCAGGTTTGCGGTAATCTCCTCAAAAGCTGATGGCAGTATCGTAAATGTACGGGTAACCTCCGAACTTGCTGACTCAATATCACTGTCTCGACATCTGAAAGTAACGGTATGATTCCCGGCAGCCAGTGTTGCTGCCTGGTATATTGTTTTGACACCATTTCCCAGATAACCACCAACGGAGAAAAATTCAGGGTTGTCAACACTATTATGCCAATCACCGGAGTCAATCCTTACTTCCACAATCTGCAGCTGACCATCCGGCTCGTTGCCCGTAGTAATCATAAAGCGCGGTTTAGTGTTATAAGTCGAACTGCCGGACATCGGGCAGCTGATTACTGGTGCGGCAGGTGGACTATTTTTCTTTACCGCATTGCTAAGTACATAAGCAGAAACTGCATCTAATACATCCGTTACACCAATTCGGTATCGAGTATACATTCCAGCTATCGAAGATGCATTTGTCTCGTAAGTCCCGGAGGTCGCGCTTGAAGTAACAATCGCCAAAGCCTCAAAAGGAGACCAGTTTGTACCATCCGCAGAGGTAGATCTCTGTATGACATATTGCTTTATGGCACTGGTTCCTGGTACCGTACCGCTCCATGAGAGTGTTACAGTGTTGATTTCATAAATGGCAGGGGAAGCGGTAAAGGATGAAGGCGGCATAGGCAGTGTGTTTTTACGTACACTGTTGCTCGTTACCTTCCACTCGGAATAAAAGCTCTCACCGGCTGTCCCGCGAGTCCTTATCCGGAATCGGCGATAATTGCCACGTGTGGCAGGTGGGCTGACGCTCAAACTACCGCTTGTAGCAGATGTATTCACTGTAGTTAAAGCCATCCACTCGCCCCATGTGCTGTTATCGACCGAGTCACTGTATTGTATTTCATAGGATGTAATGGCATTGCCCGCTCCGCTGGCTGCACCACTCCATGACAAAGTTACATTTCCTTCCGCTACTGTTGCACTCACTGTGCAAGAGGTTGGCGCTGCACAGGCAGTAATATCGCAATAGATGCTGTTACTAATCTTCTCTGATGAGAAAACATCGAGATTATCTATCGTCCAAATACCAAATTGCGTATATGTGCCTGGAGTTCTTGATACATTTGGTGTATAACTGCCGCCACTTGAAGACAAGGTTAGAGTGGCTAAAACACTCCATGAACTCCATGTACTGTTATCCGTGGATGTCCTACTAGCAATCTGATATCCCTTGATAGCACTGGTTCCGCCAGAAGCTCCGCTCCATGTCAGTGTAATGGTCTCGTTACTGTAGTTCGAAGGTGAAGCAACTGCTGTGGTGGGTGGGTTTGGTACTGTATTTCTTCTGACAGAATTCGTTGATACCTTCCAGCCAGAATAATAGCTCGCTCCTGCCGCTCCACGTGTCCGCACCCGGAATCTACGGTAATTGCCTCTTGTGGAGGACGGTGAAGTTGCAACACTTCCGCTGGTGGCAGACGTAGAAACAATAGTAAGTGGTATCCACTCACCCCATGTAGCATTATCCGTCGATTCGCTATATTGGATTTCGTAACCGGTTATTGCATTGTTTGTTCCACTTTTTGCGCCGCTCCATGATAAAGTGATACCACCTTCAGAGAGTGTGCTACTTACTGAACAGGAAGTTGGTGCCCCACAGGCTGTTGTACGGCTTGCCCAGTTGATGGTCAGTACAATCTTGCTTAAATCATCTCTGCCTGTAAAACCCATATAATTAACAGTGCTAGAGCCGCAATCAATAAACAAGCAGTTGCTGGCTCCGCTCCCGATGGAGTCTATCAGGGCAGTGGAAATAGTAATATCTTTTGCGCCTTGACCCGCCGGAATAGTGTAATTATATCCAGTCGTTACCTTTACAGGTCTACTTGCAGATACATTTGAATTAGATCCAACGGCTGGAATTCCATATTGATTTCCTGCATAAAGCGTCATGGTTCTGGCAGAACCCCAATCACCTGCTGCCACGCGATTTAAGTGAAGGCTGGCAGATGTGGGATAATATCCGGCATAGGTATTCCTAATACTGGTTAGATCAAAAACCATGACACCAACATTCTCATAGTTGTTAGCCTGTGTATATACTCCTTGCCTTACATTTGGCGTAACTCCTGGAATCCAGCTTCCGTTTCTCCATGTACATGCGTTAATGGCTTGATAAGTTGCCATAAGAAGTCACCTCACTCATATACCGCCGACACAAGGGAATTCACCAAGCCACATAGATTCGTATTCAACCGTGTATCCGTGATATTGTTCGCAGCTATAGATGTTGCAGCTGCAGGCACTAAAACGTCTGCAATGCAAAGCTCATATACATCAGTTGTTCTTGTGAGTGCCGGTGCAGTTGGTGTAACTGCAGGAGTTCCGGTAACAGCAGCTAGCTGAATACTCCGGTTGATCATGCTTAGCCGAACCACAATTCTGTCAATGCGAGGATTGCTACCGTTTGCAGTAGCAAGTGGAATATTCATGGCATCGGTATTTTCATACCTATAACCATTAATCCATGCACTTCCTGCTGCCACGCTCACCGCTAAACCGGTTCCAGGCGATACCTGCAAGTTTGTAGGAGTGGTATAAAATATCCCATTAGAGACAAGGCTCCCGAAATACGCTGCAAAATCCGTGGCGTCATAGACCCTGTCTCCGTCAGATGAGTTAAAGAAACCGCTTTTCTCCATACTGATTTCCTCCTGTTAAGCTCTCGCGTAAGAGCATGATATAATATAAAACCCTGTAGGCAATGTGGAAGCGGCGGCGTTCGCCACCACACCGTTTGCGTTAATCGTAATCGGCATACTAGTACCACTGCCCCCGACCGTAGTAGCAACAGAACGTACAGTCGAGTAGGGGTAAAAGTTCGGGTTTGTCATTGTTAGAATCGTTCCACCGGAGGGAACTCCCGAAGCCCCTACGTTAATCTGCATCCCGATAGAAACAACACCCTTGTTTACAAATGACATATTATAGCCCATGCTCACGCCACTACCAAGTGAGTAAGTGAGGGATGTATCAGCTTCCTGAGCCATTTTTTCGGTAGTGACAGCTCCGTTTGCAATTCTCGCACCTGATACAGGCGCATTGTAAACATTATTGATACTTGCTGCAAAGGTGCTTCCTCGTACTGCGGCTGCAATATCCGTAAGATTACCAAGGGGAAAACTCAACCAGTTAGCCTGGCCAGATGGATTGTTAAACAGGAAAACCGATATTACATAAAACGTCATGGTGTTCCTGCTAATGAAAAAGCCCATAGCCCGCTGGTATCCATTTCCTGTGTTATCGCCATTATGCTTCACTAAAAAGACATGCCCATCATCACTAGGCTGGTCGCTGAACTTATTTCCGCTCCATGAGGTGAAATAAATGGTATCTCCGGGAACCATATGGTGCATGGCATACTGCCCGATAGATATTGTTCCTTCACCTACATTTACCTCAAGAGCAGGAAGTTTACCGAATAGATTGTTAATTGTATCTGTAACGGTGTCTCCTTGAATCTTCGGATTTACATCCTCTAAGTCACCTAGGACTTCTACCACCTCGGATATTCCTGACGGAGCTTGCAGGGCTGTTTTAACCTGGCTCATATCAGAGTTCAGCTTCTGTGCAATGGAAAGCACCGACTTTCCGAACGTCACACCGATGCTTAAGCCAGTTGCATCGTATGTTTCCTCGATTTCCATGATCCGGGTTGACATTGACACGCCCCAAGGCTTTGAGATTACTTTGACAGTCTGGCCCAAGTCAAAATCCGTTTTATAGACAAGGTTACCGTGTGGATTGACAGACACATCAAAGGAATATCGTATGGCCAATTCACTTAGCCTGCTTTGCCCTCGGAAGGTCAATGCCTCTGTGTATTCTGTACCGAAATCATCCTTTCGCAGGTCTTTGGCATCAACAAATATCTCACGGCGAGCCTCACCAGAACCGCCAGTAATAGCGACGAATGTGCGTTCAGACCCCTCTCCCTCGCCACCGACAAGTGCAGTGTTGGCATAATCCGCAGCACTTTCTGTGTATGTCTGCTCTGTCAGATTCTCGTATTCCTTAGAGAACACTGCTTGAGAAGCTGTGCCTTTGTACAGCGTTACCGTAAATGTCCCCTGGGCTGGTGTAAATACAGTCTTAATTCCGATACCCGAAGCGTCACAGAGTTCCATAACCGCTTCCATCAGGTTGCGATACGATATCTGTGTATTGATTTGCACGTCAAGTAACGGCGATGAGAATGAAATGCCCGTAATTTGCCGTGCTGGATCGGAAGGATTAATAAGGTTCTTATTAAGAAGCTGTTCCACACAAGATGACAGGTCACCTGTGAGAGACTCCGTCTCCCAGATAATCCGTCGGGCCAGGAAAGAGGTAGCAAAGCGTCCAGTAGCTGTGATGATCTCACTGTCGGTTTGGGACAGTTCTAAATGCTCTATAATACCGGCTTCTTCATCGTCACTCTTCCAAAGAATGTTACCAGCCTTAAGAAGTGCAGTATTCTCCGGCGTGGCTATAGCTTTCAGTTCAAAAGAACCGCACTGAGAGTAGCGCCGTGTCCAACGCAGGTATTCGAAAGACTCTACAATACCAGCAAGTTGCCGGCTTGAATTAAAAACATATAGCTCCATACTCACACCCCCAGAAATTGCGGTCGATAGTAAAGACTGACTTCAAGCAGTTCCATATTGACCGAGGCATCATAACGCAGGATGTTTTGCCCAGCGGCAAGCTGAAAAAAGGTTGAACCTGTATCCAATAACGAAAAGGCATTTGTTTCTGTTGAACCGTCCACACTAACCACACGTTTACCGGCAAAGTGGGTGTATACCCTTATTTCATCACCGGCATTCATTGTGGTAAGCAAGCGTATATACTCGCCAGTGTCTATATTTAAAAGCTCAGGATTCGTGACTGTTCCAAGTGCCCGGAACACAATCTCACACCCGCAGGCCACATCACCGATATTGTTCACAGTGATGATCTGGCTTGGCTGGCGCATCCCGAATTCCATGCCTGTTTCAGGTATCTCCAGTTCAAACTCGAACATAGGTATCCACGATGCCAGCTCCTGCCGCACCTCGTCAGGTGTTTCAAAAAATGGCGATGGACAGAGTAAACTAACAAAGAAGTTCGGTATTCGATGTCGGGTGGATACCGTGAATCCGGCCTCCTCCACAACGCAAGCAATCTGCCGCTCTCTATAAAGAAGCGTACCTTTTAGTTTCGGGCTGAATATATTTAAAAAGTGCTTTCGAAGCTCATATGCTTCATCGGGCGTATCCGCAATAACCGTACCTTCTAACGTAATGTTTCTCATATCCAAAGTGGACGAGATATAAAAAGCACCGTCTTGATCCGGTGCCTTGAAGGTATTTATGGTTTGGCGGATATTTCCCGTACCATCAATTTTAGTTATAAAATACGGACGGCTTTGTTTAAGTGTAATGCTCTCGCCGTCCGCGTTCGTGTATGTTAACTCCATGTGCCGACCTCCTCAATATGCCAGAGCTAGTTTACGGGACAGGTTCTTAAACTCCCGTGCCAGTTCCTTCTCGGACAGGGCTTTAGGTGTAACTACGGAAATACTCTGGTTTATAACGGTTCCGTTCGCTCCGAGAGCCCCTGCCCCTCGAGATAATGAACCTGCCAAATTGAGCCCTGCATCAACCTCGAAGTCAGTGGGTATTGCCTTTCTCATGTCTTCACTGACGCGATCCATCGCCTTCTCGAAGCCAACACCTATGCCAAGCCCCATATTGCTACCCAGTTCAGCAAACAGGGAGGAGGGGCTGTGTATGCCGAAGAAGTTCTTGATCTTGGTCATTACATTTCCGAAGAAACCGGATATCTTTTCCCACAACCACGCAGCGGCATCATTTATGCCCTGCCATAACCCTTTAATGAGATCAAGACCGGCTTTTGCCATCTTAGGGATATTCTCAATGATAGCCTTGACAATAGCCACAATGATTTGTGGAATTGCCTTAACAACCTCCACAATGATTGTTGGCAAATTGGCTATCAAAGCCACCAGCAGCTGGACTCCTGCAAGAATAATCTTGTCAATGTTTCCAAGTATGGCGCTCACAAGTGAAGTTATGATTTTAGGTATAGCCGCCACAACAGTAGTAATGATCCTCGGTAGATTCTGGATAAGTGCAACCAGCAGCTTGATGCCTGCTTCAACGATCAAAGGAATTGCTTCAAACACAGCAGCAAGAATGCTGTCGATAATCTCAGGTATTGCCTCCACAATTGCATCAATAATCTCCGGCAAAGCATCCACAAGGGAAGTTAAAAGCTCGATGCCTGCCTGCACAATCTGGGGCAGGGCATCCAGTACTGCTCCAACAATTCCGTCGATAATCTGCGGCACGGCCTCCAGTATCTGTGTAATGATGGATGGAAGCTCCTGCACAAGCGACACGAAAAGAGCTACACCAGCTTGCACAATTTGAGGTATGTTCTCGGTAATCACCGTAACCAACGCCTGCACGATCTCCGGTATGACTGCGACGATTTGGGGAATGGCTCCTGTTACAAATCCGATGAGCGCATCAATTACTGCCGGAAGCGACTCAATCAGCACCGGTATAGCTTCAACAATACCCTGGGCCAAGCCGAGCATCAGCTGAAGTGCCGCATCAAGCAGCAATGGTAGACTTTCAATGAGAGCCGTCACAATCTGAGTTACAGCAGAAACAGCTGCCGGGATAAGCTCAGGCAGCGCATTAGCAATGCCGGTAACAAGTGTCGCTATCATCTGGACTGCCGCTTCCACTATTGCAGGAAGGTTGGCTATAATTCCGTCGACCAGCGCCAGTACAAGCTGAAGAGCACCCTCCGTGATTCCTGGAAGCGCACCTACCAATGCCTGAAGGAGTGTATTTATAATTTGGCTGGCCGCGTCCACGATGATGGGCAGGTTATCAATTATCGCAGAGCCTATGGAGGTTACGATGCTCAAAGCCAATTCTATAATATCGGGCAGCTGTTCCAGAAGCATATTTACAATGCCCCCCACGGTATTGCCGATAACCTCACTGATTTTCGTCCAATCACCATTGGCTTCATTCAGTCCCCGGGTAAACTCACCCAACAGGCTTACACCATCGTCTGCTAACACCTGAAGCTGCGGGAGGAGCACCATACCAAGAGCATTCTTGGCTGCTTCACCTCCAGACTTGAGCCGCTGCATAGAATCATCAAACTTACCGAGGGCTTCCAAAGATTCCTGACTCATAACAGCCCCCATCGCTTTGGCTTCCTCGGTAAGTTGATTTATACCTTCTGATCCTTGTGCAATAAGAGGATTTAACTCTTGGGCACTCTTGCCGAAAAGCTGCATGGCAAGAGCATCTCTCTCGGTTTCATTTGCTACGTTACCTAGTGCATCGATAGTCTCCCAGTACACAGTTTCTGAATCCCTGAGGTTACCGTTGGCATCGGTTATAGAAATGCCCAGTGCTTTGTACGCCTGTGAAGCTGCACCAGTACCCTCGCGAGCCGAGTTCATGGAACGTATATTTCTCGCCATACTGCCGGTTAAGGTTTCCATTGAGGTATCTACCAGTTCGGCGGCATATTTATATGCTTGCAGTGATTCAGTACTCATGCCGGTAACAGTTGACATGGTGAGAATATCGTCCGCATACTGTGAAGCACCAACAGTCATATCGGTGAGAGCTTTAGCCGCTCCAACCGCAGCCGTTCCAATAGCTGCAAACGCGGCACCCATGGCCACACCTATTCCTTTTAACGCCGAGCCGAGTTTTTCAAGTTTATTTGAGGACTCCTCGACATCATCAACGGATTCTTCTACGACATTGCCGAACTCATCAACCTTTTGTCCTGCATCGTTATACCCACGATTCACATCACGGAGTGATTTTTCGTTTTCAGCCAGCTCACCCTCCATGCCGTTGAGCTCAGCCTGTGCTTTATTGAGTTGTATCTGCCAGTTTTGCGTGCGTCTGTCATTTTCACCGAAGGAGGCGGCGGCGTTGTCCAATGCAGCCTTTAGTGTAGCGATTTTCTCCCGCTGTGCATCTATTTCTTTATTCAAAACCGCATTTCGGGCGGTAATCGCCTGAACAGATTTGTCATTCTTATCAAATTGACTGGATACGAGTGTCATCTCGCTACCCAATACTTTAAAGGATTGATTGATTTCCCGCAGGGCATCCTTAAATTGCTTCTCTCCCTCAAGACCAATCTTCAGGCCAAAGTTATCCGCCATACCGTTTCACCTCCTACAATCCCGTCGGGATAATATCATCGATCGTTATCGTTTTCTTTGGCTTCTCGATACCGTGCCACTGCTTATGGCAGGCCCACAAGTCAAGAAACAGACCGATGGGCATAAGCCAGAATTCATCTGCGCTCATGCCCATCTGCACTGTGCCGTAATAGTAAAGTCGGGTAAAGACCTCATCGTCTGTTACCCGACTTCCACGTTTTTTGATGCTTCTTCTTCGCTTTCTATATTACGCTTTGTGCCTTTGAACATCGCCTCAGTGATAGCGCTCTTATATGAAGCCAGTTCCAGTGGTGAAGTCAGAAGCTCTACATCCTCTTCTTTGAGAATTTCTTTAGGATTATCCTTGTTCTTTAAGTTGTGAACGAGGATAGACTGATTTGCCAGCAGAGTGATCAGCCACACGATCTCGTCCAGAGCCATTTCGAAGTTTTCAGATTTCATCAATTTATCGCCCAGATTCTCTAAGCCCCCGTAGCGGCGAGCAATCTCTTTTGTGGCTCGGGTGGTAAGTATCAGCTCAAATTCCATACCACCAATATTGATAACAGCACTTCTTTCTGTATCCATCTTTCAATCCTCCTATGGCTCCGGCGTGTAGACCGGTTCATATACCTGTGTAAACCAGCCTGAAATAGTTGAGGAAGATACACCTGGATCACCTTCGGTGACCTCTGCTTTCCACGGGTGTTTTCCCATACCATCCAGCTTATTGCGGCGCATGACTGTCCCTTCAATGGTAGGTGTAGAAAAGGTGATCGAATCAGCCTTTGTCTGCAGGTTAGTGGCTGGAAGTCCAAACACCACACGGTATAACCAAAAATATCTGTATGTGCCGTTAGCCTTTTGTGCACGAAAGCCCACCGCGACCGGTGTCCCGGAGTTCTCGCTGGCTGAAATCAGAACTCCATTATCATCAGTAGTTGCACCAGTCAGATCCGCCGCAACAGTGGGTCCAATATCATCGATACCAAGGGTAAGCGTACCGCTGTTGAACTCCTTCACTACCTCAGCAGCTCCGTCGTCTGCATATAGTATCGCTTCAACTAATTCAACCGAAAGCTCGGCAGTAATAGCTTTAGCGAGTACAATAGGTGTTCCATATGTTTCTTCGCCGTTGGCATCTTCGGTTATCTTTGAATAATACAGTCTGTCAAGACCGATGGTTGCCATACATTATTCCTCCAATCCATAGTTTTTTGCCACATCGATGGCATAATGGTGATAGCCGGTATCGTCCTCGTGTCCGATATACCGTCGCTCGGTTACTATGAAATCTGCATTCAGCAAGGCAGCAATGATTTGCTTTTTACGCAGCTGATAATTCGCCTTTGAAAACAGTGATATCCGCGCTTCCTGTACCTCAAAGCCAGGACGGTTATCTGCATGAACTTCGAAAATGTCCGAAAGCGGGAGAATGACTACATATTCATCCGGCGCCATACCTGAAAAAACGCCGGTCTCCACAGGAAGTGGCACGGCGGATATAAGGGTATTTAGTTCCGATAAAATGCTCATATTTTGCCGATTTCCTCCTCCAGTTTGGCAATCATGGCTTCAGTGCAAGGCTTTCTGGACGCCGACTGTGCAGGTTTAAGAAATGGTTTGGCGGGCTGACCATGCTTGCCATATTCGATGATGTTGGCAATCTTGGCATTGCTCTCTCCATCTGATCGTGGCTCAGCAAAGCCAACCTTAACATTGAAGTTGCCATCCCTGTCCTGCTTGGCTTCCGAAAGTCCCAAAGATGATAGCATCTCACCTGTTGCCCTCGACGGGTATTTAGTTCCCTCGCCAATGGATGTGCGAAGATTACTTTTAACCTTTTCCAACACAACTTTGCCACCCACCTCGAGCACACGCGGTGCGATAACGTCGATCTGATCACCAAGTCTGGATATACGCAGGAGGAATTCATCAGGCATCTTTATACTAACTTTTGCCATATATCTCACCTCACTGACGGCTCTAGCCGTTCGGCCAGAACCTCAATATACATACCACGACCTCGAACGTCCTCTGCACTGAGTATCCGGTACCGACCGTCAGCGCAGGTGATAATCATTCCGGCTGTAATCTCCAGGTTAGGAATCTTTCTGAATCGGAATAGGGAGGAGGCTGTAGAAAACACCGCCATATTACTCCATCGTTCGCTGCCATGGCGATCTTCCTTGTACGCCCGAACAGATGCGAGGATGGTATCAGTTTCGGCAGCGAAACCTTCTGCATCCTTCGCAGGCGCTGTGCTGATAACATCAATGAATGTGTTCATCTTTCCAAAGCTCACATTAAACACCCCACTCCCGGTCAAGCCTTAATAACAAATTCACCGTATTCCATACCTGTTGCCCCGCCTGAACGTTATCCGCATAAAAGCCTGCTGTCGAGCCATCTCTACTTTCATAGAAATGACTCGACAGCATAATAATTGCCTGTTCTGTGGTTGGTGGCATTGTGTGTGTTTCATACCATCCTGCAGCAACGTGCTGGTAGCTCTCGGCGTAGGACACGGCGGCTCTAATGAAGCTTAGTAGAAGGTCATCATCCGTGTCGTGAGTGAGGATAAGGTTGGCTTTGACCTTGGGTAAAAGATTATCTGATACCGCCATGCTGTACGCCCCCTTTCTATCACTCTTCGTCAGGTGCCATTAATCCAGCCGCTTTCAATTTCGAGAGAAGCGCATTGAAGTCCGCTACAAGTGTGGCTGTGTCCTCAACTGTACTGTCGGCTTGATTCGCAGCCATTTTCACCAATCCTACGGCTTGCTCTGTAGCATCGGTAGGATACGCTGGAGTATACAGCTTCCCATCTTCGCCTATTTTAATTTCAACGGTATCACTCTCGCCTGCGGCAGCAGCTTTTACACCGCCGAGAGTCTCCTCCGTTGCCATAAGAAGCGGATTGGCAGAGAGTCCTGTTACTGTAGCTCCTTCTTTGATTTCAAGTGTTCCGCCTATGACAGTTTTCTCTCCGCCTTGTTCGGTGTAGTTCTTAGTGTTATAGCTCATACTGCACCTCCATTAAGCTTTCTGCTGGAGAACTTTTATAGCCTCCGGTAGAATCAGCTTTCCGTCTACACGCTGAGTAGCGACAAAACCGACCTGTCCGGTGACAGCATAAAGCTCGTTGAGTCGCTTAAATACACGCCCTTGACGATCTGCTACCCAGTAATAGCTGAAGTCACCAAAGACAATCGTCTTTGCCGACGCAGCAATAGTGGGCACATATGCCGAAGTATATAGCGGTCGATTTAGAATAGTGTCAGGGGTACCTGCCTGAACGGACGGCTGCCAGAGATACTGGCCCTGACCATCCTTTAGTTTGCGGATAGCCTTGACAGTCGCATCGTTCATGACAAACACTGCTCTATTGCGGTAAGGTGCTTTCAAACTGTAGAACAGATCGAGCACCTCGTCCATAGTGATTGCCGTAGCACTTGCAGTAGTAACACCGACTTGTGCTCCACCTGTAGCGGCGAGAATACCAGTTGGTTTTCCAGAGCCATCGCCAATGAAAAATGCTTCTTCTTCCTTATTGCCAATACGACGAGCGAACTCTCTGGAGATGTAGGCTTCAAGGTCAAACACAGAGTCATTCAGCAGTTCCTCGGAAACCTTTATCAAGGTGCCCAGCTTATATGCCCCAATAGATACCTGACCAAAGCTGTCATCGCTCTCAGGAATAGTGCCTTCCTCGTCGATCCATGCGGCAGTACCTTTAGTGGCAACAACTGGTATTTTTCTATCGCCAGAAGAAGTGGTGATAACGTTGGCCAGGGTACGGAAGATATTCTCATCCTCGAGGGCTTCTACAAGAGTACGCTCAAATTCATCGGGAACCAGGTAGCCTCCCTCTGAATCAGTACCGATCTGGAGAGCATTTCTTACGGTTGGATCAAGTCCTTCTCCTGCACGAGTACGCATAGCACTCCAGAAAGCTTTTTTGTACTCTGCGGATGCACGACCAGTCTTTTCCTCAGCCACCTTGGAAGGAGCATTTGTAATAGGATTGCTGGTAGCTTTGGAAAGCTCTAAATCAATTACAGCTTGACGCTCAAGGCGTTCGATTTCCTTCCCCAGAGCCACAACTTCGTTTTCCATTTTTTCATAGGTAGCGGTATCCTCTGCTGACAAAAGCCCGTCGCCACCACGCTTGGCGTCAAGGAACGCTTTTGCAGCATCCCACGCCTTTGCACGCTTTTCACGCAGTTCAAGAATCTTATTCATTTTGATGTTCCTCCTTCAAATTAGTGAGAAATTAAAAAGAGCCGCTTTTCCAGCTGCTCTATTGGGGTACCGGTTTTCGGTTTTGGTTTCTTGGGCATCTTCCCAAGCAGAGAGTTGTATACCGCTGCACGAGAGAATATAAGGCCTTGTCCTGTGTCCAGAGGAATGCGCTCATCGTTCTCCATGAACAGAACTTTATCTGCAAATCCGAGTTCAATAGCCTTATTCGCATTCATCCATGTCTCAGCATCCATGAGATGGGAGATCTTTGCTCGCGAAAGGCCTGACTTCAGTTCGTATGCGTTGATGATGCTTTCCTTGACCTCATCCAGCAAGGCCTTGGCACGGAGCATTTCCTCGCTATCACCGATGGCGATTGTCGAAGGGTTATGGATCATCATCATGGATACCGGCGACATATATACATCGCCGCCAGCCATTGCAATTACAGAAGCGGCGCTTGCAGCAAGGCCATCAATTTTAACTGTGACCTTGCCGGTATAATCCATCAACATGTTATATATCTGCGCAGCCGCAAACACATCCCCGCCTGGCGAGTTAATCCAAACCGTGACGTCACCTGTGCCTGCCATCAGTTCGTCTCTGAACATCTTTGGCGTCACTTCGTCGCCATACCAGGTCTCGTCTGAAATTTCTCCGTTGAGGTATAAGGTGCGTTCTTCGGTAGTTTCATCTCGCACCCAATTCCAAAATTTCCTCATTGGCTGTTAACCTCCTTTTGATAAAAATTACCTGCCTGTGAAAGAGGGAGCATGTTACCGTTCACCAGATACAGGTCTCCGCCTTCTTCAGCAGGGATACGGTTCATATCTTCAAGCTCCCGGATATCATTCGCTGACAGCCAGCCATTCTGACGTCCGACAGCATATCCGTTCATCCGGCTCTGGTAGTCGCCACGCAGCAGGCCATCTACATTGAACTTAATAAAGATTGAGTTCTTCTCAGATGGCAAGAGTAACGATTGCTGAAGACTCTGCTCCCATCGCACCACCCATGGGTTAAGCGTGTATTTTACAAACTCCAGCGATTGCTGCTCAATGTTGGAGAAGCTGGACTTTTCAAGGTCACCCACCATGTGTGGAGGTATACGGAAAATCCTAGCGATTTCATTGATCTGGAATTTTCGTGTCTCCAAGAATTGAGCCTGCTCCGGAGGAATACCGATTGCCTGAAACTTCATTCCTTCCTCCAGCACAGCGATTCTATGGGCGTTTCCGCTGCCTTGATAAGCGCTGTTCCAACTGTCCTTGACTCTCTGGATGTCCTTGATTACACCAGGATGCTCCAGTACGCCACCTGGATTTGCTCCGTTTGCGAAGAAAGAAGCACCGTATTCTTCAGTCGCGAGCGACATGCCGATGGCGTTTTTAGCCATAGCAATAGGACTGTATCCTATAAGTCCGTCAAAGCCGAGACCGGGTATGTGGAGTATCTCATCTCTGCGGAGTATCACTGTTCCGCTGTTGGGATTGAGCCGACTTTCTTCGGAATCCCTGCGGTAGGTATATATCAGTTCTCCGTTTGTAGCTCTGCTAACTTCCATCTTGTTAGGAAGCAGTGGGTACAGTGCAATAGGCTGTCCGCGACCATTCCTTAAAATCTGCGCATAGGCATTGCCCCAAAGTAAAAGATGACTCATCAGTGTTTCTCTGAACACAAATGAAGTCATCTCCGGGTTAGGTTCGTTATGGAGCAAGTAGTATAACGGGTGCTGTGGTATACGTTCTTTACTTCCATCCATTCGGTATTGGTAGACATGTAACGGAAGTCCGGCTATAGCCTCGGATAATATCCTCACACAGGCATACACTGCAGCTGATTGCATTGCCGTCCGTTCGTTGACTGTCTTTCCACTAGTAGTGCTGCCAAACAGAAACGAAAATGCACTGCCAATATGATTTTTAGGCTTATCACGTGATCGAAATAAACCTGAAAATATACTCATGTAGATCACCTCCGAAAAATGGCATGAAAAAGACACCGCCGAAGCGATGCCTATAAATTGACCTATTCTTTTAAATGCTATATCAACCCGTATTTCTTAGTTACTTCCTTAATATCTTTGACCCATTCTTCTAACGGTAGTATTTCGTTTCGTTCATTTGCTCGAATAGCTTCCCGTGCGACATCTCGTATAATAATGAGAACAGCATCAAGTTGTTCGAGTATGAATTTTCCATTTTCACCAAGCTCAGCATCGAGACTCTTTTCAGACTCTTTAAATTGGTACATACTCTGGAAATCCTTGATCTTCTCTAGCACCTGTGGGTCATTAATAAAAACGTCAATAGGTTGATCACGCCTTATTGAGTTGCATTTTTGGCATGCTGGTACAATATTTCCTTTAACAAAGCGTCCGCCTTTAGCTGAGGGTACTATATGGTCGGCAGTAAGTTGAATAACGTCACCGCTCATTCCGCAATAAGCGCAGCGATTATTAAAAAACTTTATGCCGCACTCGTAGGCATCTTTATCCTTACTGGATAGCAGCAGCCCATCACGAATCGCTTTTTTGAATCCGCCTTTTCCAATGCCAAGCTTCTGAGTTAAGTTTGTTTTCCTCTTGGCCGTATTCTTCATGAAGGTCATTCCACCTTTCTGTACCACTGAGTATTTGCACTGTCTTTTTCTGTGGGTACTACACCTGGTACTTTCCCAGCGTTCACATAATTATAAAACGATCTTCCAAGAGCCAGTCGAACACCCTTGGAGATGCTAATCCAGTCGGTGCCGAATACTGCTTTGATGTTAAACGCAGTATCTTTCGGAATTCGGCCAGTGCGGATAAGCAACTCTTGGAACCACTGTTGGAACTCGGTATCCTCCAACACCTTGCTTTTGATGTAAAACGGAACAGTCACTCCCTCTTCTTGGGCTAAACGCTCGAGATCTGCAAATTCCTTATCTGTGAACGACACCTGAACCACTCTTGACATATAAAAACCACCTTCCACTTATCTTGTTCTGGTTTTTATTATAAACCTGCATGTTATTAAATGTCAAGCGGTTTTTATTAAAAACATTTAGGTTTTTATAAAATAAGCAAGCCCCTTTTATTGTACACCGACTCACCGCTATTTACAGATCCACAACGAATGGCTCGGTCTAGCGCCATAATGGATGCTACCGCGCCATCTATTCTTTCTGTACTCTTCTCCTTATCTGGCTTTATGTTTCCTGCCGGATCGGTCTTAATGTAGATGTTATCCATCATCCAGCGGAGTACAGGATGGCCGCCGTGAGCGATTTTCTGCTCAAGTGTCAGTTTCATCAGTTCCTTGGTAGGTGGAGACATATCTTTAAAGCCCTGTCCGAAGGGAACAACTGTAAACCCGAGGCCCTCAAGGTTCTGTGTCATCTGAACAGCACCCCATCGGTCAAAGGCAATTTCTCTGATGTTATACTTCATTCCAAGTTGCTCAATAAAGCTTTCAATAAAGCTGTAATGCACAACATTTCCTTCCGTCGTCATAAGGTGTCCCTGTTTTACCCAGAGGTCGTACTGGACATGGTCACGACGTACCCGGAGATCAATGTTATCCTCCGGCATCCAGAAAAATGGAAGTATCTCATACTTGTCCTCCTCGTTCTGTGGCGGGAATACCAGCACAAAAGCTGTAATGTCCGTTGTAGAGGAAAGATCAAGCCCACCATAGCATACCCGCCCTTCTAAGCTGACAGCATCAACCGGGAATGCACAGGCATCCCACTTTGCCATTGGCATCCAACGTACAGCTTGTTTAACCCACTGATTAAGTCGGAGCTGTCTGAAGCTGTTTTCTTCAGCCGGATTCTGCTTTGCACTCTCACAAGCAGCCCGAACCTTATCAATTCCAACCGTTATTCCAAGGGAAGGATTCGCTTTCCTCCATACTTTTGGGTCAGTCCAATCATCATCTTCCTTGGCACCATAGATCACGGGATAGAAAGTAGGATCATGTTTTCTGCCTTCTAAAATGTCCAGCGCTTTCTGGTGTGTTTCATAGCAGATGCTCTGGGTATCTGATCCTGCTGTGGTGATGAGAAAATATAGCGGCTGCATTCTTGCATCGCCAGAACCCTTTGTCATAACATCGAACAACTTCCTGTTTGGCTGGGTATGCAATTCGTCGAACACCACACCGTGGATGTTGAAGCCGTGCTTGGAATAAGCCTCAGCTGACAGCACCTGATAGAAGCTGTTGGTTGGAAGATATATCAGTCGCTTTGTTGAAGCCAGTATCTTTACACGCCGCGACAGGGCAGGGCACATACGTACCATGTCGGCTGCCACCTCAAAAACAATGGAAGCCTGCTGGCGATCAGCCGCACAGCCATATACTTCGGCACGTTCTTCGCCATCACCGCAGGTCAGTAAAAGGGCAATAGCTGCAGCAAGCTCTGATTTGCCCTGCTTTTTTGGAATCTCAACATACGCCGTATTGAACTGACGGTAACCATTAGGCTTTAGAATGCCGAATATGTCACGGACTATCTGCTCCTGCCAGTCGATAAGCTCAAAAGGCTTTCCCGCCCATGAGCCTTTCGTATGGGAAAGAGCCTGTATAAAAGAAACCGCATAGTCTGCGGCATCTTTATCATAATAAGAGCCTTCGGCCATGAAGGCGGTTGGCTTGTATTTCTTTAATTTACGCATATGCGCCGCCTCCTTTATAAAAATAGGCAAAAGAAAAGAGCCTCCGTAGAAGCCCTTTGCTTTTACCTATTTATTCTTTTAGTCTGCTTCTTGCGTTTCACCGGTTAAAATGAAACGACAGTATTCAGCTTTATGGTCAATAAGGTAAGCTACCAGTTCGTAGTAGCCGCGCTCGTTTGCTTCATATTGCACACGATTCACATCAAACATATTTGTGACACCACTATCTCGTATAGCGAGGATTTGCTCCTTAATTTTTTCATTCATCAATAGATACCTCTTTCTCCACAGAGTCAATGGTGGCCTGGCGCAGGATATCCAAGTCAAAGCCCGCGTCCTTATAGCCTTCCAAAATAGTGGTATAGTAATAGCAACTTGGCTGGCCAAGCAGTCTACCCTCGTTCATTACATACATCATAGCTTTGACATTCTTGCCTCCCAGTTTTACCTTTACCGTTTCCTTTCGATAAAGAAAGGGCCAGCCTTCATAACGGTCGAGCGCAGCCTCGTCTGAAGAAGTCAATTCCCAAACCAATACAGGGACGTTGCCGCCCTTAAAGGGTTCTACTGTCGCCACCGCACCCGCATGTGCGCCCCGGAACAGGAGCCGCCAATCTTTCAGCATGCTGGCACCCACTACCTTTGCTGTGGGGCACCGGTTCGCCATTTGCTTTATGTTAAGGTTTGAGCCGTAGGCAATGTACAGTTTTTTATCCATTATTCTTTGTATCCTCCTTCTTGAGCTTAGGTTTCTCGGACGGTTCAGGCCGCCCGAAATCGCCATGCCGCCGATCCATTTAAGTGAGCTGTCAGGTGTTCGCGGCAGTTTGCAAACTCCTCACCGATAAAGCCAATGCGGTTTAAGTAAGTCCGCATGGCAAACTTTTCGTTCTCTGTCTGCGGCTTCTTTGCTGATGCACATTTTTGCGTAAGCGCCTGATGGTTAAGGGCCAAGGCTAAAACCACATAGCTTCTTATCTTGCCAGCATGAAGCTCACTATTAAATCCCCTAAGCTCTACTGTGTGATTACCGGTGAAAAAGCTGTGTAGATTCAGGAAATGGTAACGGCTGTTGTGATAATGCTTGTCGCGGCTCTCACTGTAGCCTTCGTACCAAATCTCCTCAATTGCTCGCATGGTTTTAGGTTTGCGACGGTTCATTTTGTCGACCAGTATGCTGTCCATCTTCTTGCAATAATTTATCCTCTCTGGCGCTATTTGAAGAGCCTTGTAAAAGAGGTCATTCTTGCTGGCGATGATGTTAATAAAGTTTCGGATGCTCCTTGGTGTGTGGTTGGAACCGTCGAGGTGAATGTGTATTTTATGCAAAGCTTCACATAAAATACATTATGGCAAGAAGAACATTATG